TGATCACTAACTAACAGTTCTGCAATAGTTCCGCTTGGTGCTAGTGTAGCTGTTCCGCCACTTGTACCATAACGTGCATCTGAAAACAAAATACCATCTTCTGAAGTTTGATCACCTTCGTCTAATGCTAACCATTTTTGAAGATCTGCGTTATATTTGTGTACTTGTGGATAGTTTTCTAAGTCTGCTGTTGATACCCAAATGTCACCTGTTACTAATGCAGATGAACCGTCTTGTTGTGTAGTTGGTTCTGTAGCACTAACAATTGGCCCTAATGGATCAGCTGAAGCGTAAACGTTTTGGTAACCTTTCCATGTTTGACCATCGTGTACCATAATATCAACTTCGTCAACAATACTGTTGTACCATAATGCACCATCAGTTGTTAATGCTGTTGGAGCGTTTGCACTTGCAGTTTGTGTTAAGATCTTCCAGTTTGAAGCATGGAAGTCGTACACACTATCACCTGTTGGTGCCGCATATAAGTTTGCTGTACCTGCTTTTGTGGTATAATTAAATGCCGCAAAGCCAATTAATCCTAATGCACCGTTTGTATCTTTAATGTGGATTTCTCCGCCATCGTTGTGCTGGACAATAACTCTGTTACTTGCATCTACACTTGCAACAATATTAACAAAGCCTGCCGCGTTAATTGCATCTGCAATTAAGTCTGCATCGCCTGCGTTTCCTAGTGCTGTTACGCTTAGTGCTTTACCAGTTGACATAGCCGCTTGTGCAACAATGCTTTCTGACATTGTAAATCCATATGACTGACTGTTTAACTGTGTAGCTACTGCACTTGATGTAATTGAAGTTGCTGTTGAACTATTTCTTGCAAAAATTGTAAAGTCAAACTCTTCGTTTTCTGCTTCAGTAGTATGTGCTTGTACATATAATTGACCTAATGAAAGTCCAAGTCCACCAGTAGTTTTATCTAAATTAAAGATAGCCGCTTGGTGTGTCTTATAAACAGGAGCTGGTTTGTCTTCCCACAACTTAGTAGTACTATTGAATGCTTTAACTTTCATTTGTACACCTAAATTAGCGTCAGTTGTTTTAAACCAAACACTTCCTGTAGGTCTTGTTTTTGTATCAGCTGTTTTAAATCCTGGAACTGCTGTATGTGGAGCAATTTCGTATGCTGGTGAATAGTAAGTTCCTGCTGTTAGACCTAAGTCTGCTAGTAGTGTACCTGAAGCACCTGCTGAAATAGCAATCGCACCGTCATCATCTGTTGAACCGTCAGTTGTATTTGAACCGTCACCAAAGATGTTTAATTTTCCGTCTACAGCACTTGCACTAACACCGGTAATACCTGCGCCTGTAATATCAGCCGCATACTGTGCAACTGATGTTCCTGTTGCCGCTAAAGGTGTGCCATTGATATTGATAGTGTGTCCTACTGTATGAGTACCTGTTGCTGTACCTGTTACAGTTGGCCAACTTTTGACCCAATCAGCTGTTCCTACTTTAACCCATGCACCTGATGAATTTTTGTAGTATACTTTATTAGTAGTAGTAGTTGTAACTACTGCATAGTCGCCTACTGCGCCTACTGCACCTTTAGGAGCACCTGTGTTTACAGCTCCAACTAGGTTTACTTTATTTGTAATAACAATTGGAGTTTTATTTGTAAATGACTGTCCACCAGTAACAGTTACGGCATTGCCGTTCCATTCAAATATTCCGTATTTGGTTAATGCTGTGTCAAACCAGTATGTTCCATTTGCTGGATTTGCCGCTGGAGCACTTGCACTTGGACTCAATTCGTCTAGATCAACATCTGCTCTTACAACAAATGCTCTGTTACTAACACCCAAGTATGAATATGCCGCTTGTAAACCGTATTCGTTTAGTTCGCCGCCATTTACTGGATTGTTACTAGCATCTGTTTGGAAGTATGGATCTCCGAACGTGTCTGATAAATCTCTTTGTGATGTAATTAAAAATGGTACTCCGGCGTTTGCCTTTATTGTACCTCTTGCTGTACCTGTTCCTGCCGCGTTTTGTTTGTCTTGTTTTGAAACAACAAAAAGCATTGGAGTAGTACCTGGTTCTGCTGGTGTGTAAAAACTCTCGTCAATTACGCTAACTTGTACACCTGGTGATATTAAAGCCATTTAAGTTCTCCTGTTATAACAACTGTTAAAAGTATTTATATGATTTCTTCAAAAACATATAGCAAAACCCCTATAAAAAGGTACCACAAAGGTGAGGTAAATACAATATGAGACCTTTATGCGAATGCGGATATAGACCTGCGGCTGTAAACTATAAAAAGAACGGTAAAACGTTTTATCGTAAGCAGTGTGATACTTGTTTACATCATGGTAGAAAGATGTGGGGTATACCTAAATGGCATCGTGCTGGTTATAGACAGTTAGATACTTGTGAAAAATGTAGCTATCATAGTAAACATAAAGAACAGTTTAATGTTTATCATATTGATGGTGATCTTAATAATACTTTGCGGAGTAATTTAAAAACTATCTGTGCAAACTGTCAGCGGGTGATGCAGAAGCAAGGCGCAAAGTGGAAACAAGGCGACCTTTTACCTGACTTTTAAGATCTTCAATAGTTCCTTCATTGTAAATATTGTGTTCAAATGATGCTTTTGCCCAGCGCCATTCGCTAGGGTGTATGTCAGTTGGTTCAATGCCTAAGTCTTGGTACTGTCTAAACCATACAGGATCAGGCCCACGTTTAACACACCAAACTTTACCACCCATACCTTTAATAACTTCTACTTCATTTTCAAAACGTACATCAGGAATAACAAAATTTGTATTAGGATTATCAACAATAGTCTTTTTTACAAAACTTACCCAAATACCGTCATAGAACCCATTACGCATACAATCAGTACCAAATTCTTGCAGTACTAATCTTGGAGTTACACTACGTCCTGTTTCTTCTGTCCAAAATTTATCTTCTTGTTCTCGCCAGTAACGACTGTCTGGGGTTTCACCTTCAAGCATATCACGTGGCCAATCAAACATTAAAGATACTGCATCTTTAAGTTTATCTGCAAAACTAATTTTTTTAAAGTTGTGTTCGTCGACTAGAATGTCTGCTACTGTACCTTTACCACAACTGATGAGTCCACAAATTCCAATAATCATAATGAATCCTTAATTTATAATATATTATACGTTATAATTTATCGGATGTCAAGTGTTATTTTAGCCAATTGTGAAGCCGTAGCCAACGCCGCCAGCCATTGCTAGTGATACTTCTGAATCAAGTTTTTCCATTTCGGATTGTGCTTCAGCTTTTAGTGCATCACCATTAAGTGAGCTACCACCTTGTGGGCCTGAAATAGTAGCAAATTTACTACGTGCTTCTCCTAGCATGTACTTACACTTTGCAAGTGTGTAATCTTTGATCCATTGTACAGCCATATAGTCATCTAATAATTCAAAGTCTGGTCTGTAATTGTAACACTCTAGTAATAATTCTTCTTCTGCACGAGCACGTTGTAAGATTGTAAGTTTTTTATTTGATCTGTTCCATTTAAATTCAATGAATGATCCAAACATACGTCCTACTAATTCTTGATATCCTGCAAATGCATTATAAGTTGCAAGTCCGCCCATATTACTACTTGCTAAAAGATAGGTATTTGTGTATGCCATGTTAAATGGTTCAAATAATGTACCGCCATCGCCGCCACCTGTGCGTGAACCAATTGAACGTCTATAAATCTTTTTAACTTCCATTATTTCGTTTGGTAATACGTAATCATTTTGATCAATTACTGTAGGCAAAAAGATGTACGATTCTTCAACAGCGTTTTCACTACGCTGTCTAAATCTAGTTAATGCTGTATTAAGAGCACTTTCATAGTGTTCTGGATCGAGTTCAATATCGATCATTCCGCCACCAAGACTAAGTTCTACGTATTTGTAAACTTCTTGCTTTTTTGTATTAATATTTGTTGACATGTATCTTCTCCGTACATTGTATTTATGCGTTACGATAAATACTATTGTTATGCCGAGACTTAGTTTATACAAACCCGAAAGAGGGAAAGATTATTCGTTCTTAGATAAGACTATAACAGAGATGTTTACCGTTGGAGGTACCGACGTCTTTGTACACAAGTACTTAGGACCTAAGAACCCAGATGATGCAACTGCTACGGCTGATCAGCCGCAGTATAATGCTGTCAAAGAAACCAATATACAAGACATGCTGTTTATGGAAAACAGAGATCGTAAATACGATCCTGACATTTATACAATGCGTGGCATTTATAGTGTTTCAGATGTAGATTTTGATATGAGCCAATTTGGTTTATTCTTACAAAATGATATCATCTTTATGACAATACCAATTAATTACAGTGTAAAAACACTAGGGCGTAAAATTATGTCCGGTGATGTAATTGAATTACCTCATTTAAAAGATGAAAATGCACTTAATGATTTTAGTGTAGCTCTTAAACGCTTCTATGTAGTAGAAGATGTTAACAGAGCAAGCGAAGGATTTTCACCAACTTGGTATCCACATTTATATCGTGTAAAAATGAAACAGATTCTTGATAGTCAAGAGTTTAAAGAGATACTTGATTTACCAGCAGAAGAAGGAAGCTCACAAACATTACGTAATGTTCTTAGTACATATGAGCGAGAAATGCAAGTTAATGATGCTATTATTTCACAAGCAGAAGCAGATGCTCCTAAAGCAGGTTATGATACTAGTCATTTGTATACATTACAAGTAGACGATAACGGTGAGCCTGAATTAGTTACAACAGATAGTAGTGAACTTGATGCAAGTACACAAAATGAATTAGCAGATAGAGTTAACCAAACACCAGAGCGTGAGGGCTATACTGGTTATATTATTGGTGATGGATTAGCACCTAATGGAGAAGCGTTTGGAAGCGGTATTAGTTTCCCACTTAGTCAAGTTGAGGGAGATTATTTCTTAAGAATTGATATGTTACCAAATAGATTATTTAGATACGACGGAAGAAGATGGGTTAAGATGGAAGATAATGTACGTATGACAATGACTAATACTGATACTAAACAGACACAAAGAAGTGGCTTTGTTAATAATACTAATGCATCAACTATTGCAGGCGACACTGTAGTAGAAAGACAGGGATTAGGCAAAGCACTTAGACCTAAGGCAGATAATTAATGCAACATTTTTATGATGGACAAATAAGAAGATACCTTACTCAGTTAGTAAGACTGTTTAGCAACTTCTCATATAAAGACGGTGACAACAAAATAGTACGTGTGCCTGTTATGTACGGAGATATCACACGTCAAGTTGGGCATATTCTAAGAGATAATTCAGAAAACAAAGTACCTAGTGCTCCACGTATGGCAGTCTACATTACAGGATTAGAGCAAGATAGGTCTCGTACTTCAGATAGTTCATATACTAACAAAGTACATATCAGAGAAAGAGCATACGACGATACTGGTAACGAATATTTAAACACACAAGGCAAGAACTATACAGTAGAACGTATTATGCCTAGTCCATATACATTAAATGTTAACGTAGATATTTGGTCAACTAACACGGATCAAAAATTACAAATTATGGAACAACTATTAATGTTGTTTAATCCTAGTCTAGAAATACAAACTACTGACAATTATGTTGATTGGAGTAGTTTAACTAGTGTAGAATTGACAAGTATGAGTTTTAGTTCAAGATCAATTCCTATTGGAACAGAAAGCGAAATTGATGTTGCACAACTTAGTTTTACAACACCAATATATATTAACATGCCTGCTAAGGTTAAAAAGTTAGGAATTATAACAAATGTTATAATGAGTATATTTGACGAATCAAATGGTAATGTTGCTTTAGGAATTAGTACACCTGAACTAAAAGCATACTCCGATAGTCCAGCAGAAAGAGCGGCAATGGATAAACAAACTGATCGTATTCAACGAGATTCTTTAAATGTTTCAGTTAGTACTGCTACTTACAAAGACTACGACATGATTGTTATGAATAATATTGCACAATTAATTGACCGAGGGAAAACAGGTACAGTAACCTGGACTAGATTAATTGAAGCATTACCTGGCCAATACAGAGCAGGTCTTACACAGTTACAATTACAACGTAAAATACTAGCAGGTGAAGACACGAGTATAAGCGTTAACGGATCAGTAACTATTAATACATTAGACGAAAGTCAATTAATAATTGATTGGGACGAAGACACAATTCCAACTAATACAACGCTATCGTCTCCAGCAGGTAGAAATAATACAGGGTCAATTGACTTTATTATTAATCCAAGAACATATAATCCTACTACTGCTAAAGCGGCAGGACTAAGATTATTACTACTAGGTGCTATAAACACAAGTGCTAATGTCGGCGGACTTATGGATTTTGGACAAGATCCAAGTGATGGTAGTTCTAAAGATCCATATGATGGTCCAGATGCATGGAAAAATGCAGACGGATCAGACTTTGTTGCTGGTGAAAATGATATTGTTGAATGGGATGGAACCAAATGGACCGTTGTATTTGATGCTAGTACAGACTCCGGAACTGAAACAAAGTACATAACCAACCTAAATACTGGTGTACAGTACAGATGGACTGGTACAGAATGGATACTTTCATTCGAAGGCGAATACCGAAAAGGCACCTGGCGCCTGTCACTCTAAAATAAGTACTTGTATGAGTCAAGAAATTATATGCAGTGGTGCCTTGTTTTATTCACTTAAAACACAACGGTTTTTATTATTACATCGCACACAAAGTAAACAAAAACATGTATGGGGATTAGTAGGCGGTACTAACGGCAAGGACGAAGCTCCGTGGCCTGCACTACAAAGAGAAATACACGAAGAAGTCGGTGAGTTACCGGACATAATCAAAACTATTCCATTAGAAACTTTTATTAGTACAGATGAAAAATTTAGTTTTCATACATATCTGTGCATACTAAAAGACGAATTCCTTCCAACGTTAAACGAAGAACATGACGGATATGCATGGGT